TCCTAGTTGAAGAAGACTTTAAGTTTCAGAAGATTCAAGCGGTTGATATGTTTCCACACACTCATCACATTGAATGTATTTCGGTGCTGAGTTAAAGGAAAAACTATTACAGAAAAGAGATGATTTTACACATCTCTTTTTGTTTATGTCTGCATTAAAGAGTATCTCGTTAGAGATGGTTGATAACAGCAATAAAAATATTTTCACAGAAACACTTACTGTAAACAAAATAAAAAAGAAAAAAATCTGATCTCATCAAAGTACCCAACGATTTTTTTTCTAAAAACAAAAAATATGTTCATCAGCGAACATAAGAGTTATTTAATGGTGGGCATAGCTGGACTTGAACCAGCGACCAAGTTGTTATAAGTCTATCTATAGATAATATAAAGACAGACTCATAAAACACACTTAGTAGTTTTTTCATCATTCTTCAGGATTTTTCATCCTGATAACACAAAGATTATATTTTTATTTATAAAAAAATCAAGAGATTTTTGTAAATCTCTTTATTCTAGTTTCGGTATACTCTTTCGTGCTTGGTAAAGCTCAGAATTATTAAGATGAATATATCACATTGTTGTAGATATATCACTATGTCACAAAAGTTCTTTGAGATATGCAAGTTGTGTACCTGCTTTTATGGCTTCAGTAGCAAATCAGTGCCTAAACGAATGAAGTGAGAATCAATGGAAAAAGACCTCCTTAAAAGCTGACTCATATTGCTTGATTGTTGTATGGAGTGATTGGCTAGAAAGAGGTTTTCAATAATATGGATCAGAATGGCAAATAAAAATATAATCCTGATCATCGCATGGAGAAATAGGAGCTCTCTTTGACCATTGTCTCGGATTTTTTCTCATTTCTCTATATTCAAAGAGGTCTCTCTTAAGAGAATCCGTAAAGAAAACAGTCCTTACTTTATCTCCTTTACCTATAATTTGGATCTCGTTTTGAGCATGCAAAATATCGGTAAATTTCAGATTTGCAATCTCGCTTTTCCTCATTCAAGTAGTAAAAGCGACTTTAACCAAAAGCAAATCTCTCATCATAGAGTCTTGTCTATCTGCAGTTATCTGTATATGGTTAACCAACCAGAGAATTTCCTCATAGGTAAGAAAATTAACTTTAGTCCTAGGAACTTTTGGAGAGATAATCCTTGTAGCTTCTAGTCCACAATCATAATATGAATTCGTAAATTTGAAGAAGTTTTTTATTGAATTTATATTATGTTGAATAGTTGATGGCGCTAGTAGTCCTCAAGGGGTACGAGAAGTTGGTCAAGCTGGTTGTTTGCTCAAGTAAATCATGTAGTCCATAATATCTCTCAATTGGATATCTTCAACATATTCTAGTACCCTCCCCTGCTCATACCAAGTAAAGAATCTTTGAACATTCCTGAGATTTTCCTGCATAGGTAAGTTTTTCCATCTTTTGACTCCTGACATAAATTCTAGGAATCTGTCTGGATAAATTGAGCTAATAGTCCTTTTTTCCATTTTGTATACTTAAAAACTAAAAAAGCTTTTAAGTATTGCATAATTTGTTTGTTGCTTACTAAAAATTATAGCGAGGATAAATAAAAAAGTCAAAAAAATCAGATTTTTTTCTCTTTTTGGCTTGCAAATGGCTCAAAAATACCTAAAATTGCACCAGCAACAAACAATAATTTCTGTAATACTCGCAATTTTACTATTGCGAGTTTTTTCTATGAAGAAAAATAAGAAAACAGCCTGACCGACAAGATCACAACTGATCAAGAAACTGGATCAGGTTTTTTCTGTATATATAAGATTATCAGTCGCTGATAAGGACTGATACATAACATGTCCTCTCTGCTGAACAAGAGTCCACTGGATAAAGGCTCAGAACATGCATTTTATCACTCGTTCCGTCTACAAGTACAGACGAGATGAAAAGAATTGTCATGCAGGGTGTATGAGATGCAATGTAATCCTACATGGTAATTACATTGTTTATACACGCCGAATGCAGAAGAAGTATGGGGAATTTCTCGTTGATGAAATAATCAATGATAAGCAAATTATGAAAATCGCTACTGCAGAAATTGAGGCAATGATAGACCGCTATCAATCGATGGTAGACGAATTAAGAGCAGAAAAGGGGCTATAAAATCAGCTTTATTTATTATTATTTTTACAAATGACCAAAGAACAAAAACTAGAAACTATCTATAAAGAGATAGCAAACAAAGAACTTACATTTGGTTGTAAGTATTTGGTTTCAGATATTACTGACTGAGGGGATTTTTTTACAAGAGAAAATGAAGGAGAATGCCTATCGTTCAGGTGATGTTCTGAAGATTTAGTGTTTCTCTTCTGAGAAGAGGAAAGCAAAACCTATAAACTGAAAGAGATAATTGGGCATCCTGTAATGATTGGGGACGTTATTGACTGGATAGAAAAAAAAGATTTTGATATCAATAAAAAAATTCCTTGATTTTGATTCGATGATGAGGAAGGGATTGCTGATGAAAGTAAATTATTTTTAATTCAAGACTATTATACTGATGAAATTATAGCTTTTTGGGATAAAAAAAGAGAGTCAATAGAGTCTCAATCAGATGAGTGTATTGATTACATTTACTCTTTAATAGGTAAGTAAGATGAAAAAATACTGAATATGTAGATGAATCACAGGAATTCATATTTGAAAGCTTAATAAGAGATGAACTGAGTTTCTTGACAAGGAAACTCTAACCAGACAGGAAGTCCTATGACTACTGGCTGATTGCATAAACTTCTTACTTGATTGAGATGAAGACTCTTTAAGTATTAAGTGCAATTGAGAACTAGAGTTTCAAATTATTAGATACAAGAAATCATAAATCAGAATTTTTATCTTTTTCCGGAACAATGGTACGAATTTATAAAATCATAGAAAAAAAGAATCCTCACTATGAGGAGATGAAGGAAAAATTCAAAGACAAACCTGAACTCATTGAAGAACTAGCTCCTAGACTGTATGGACTGGCAGAGGTATACTTTACTGCAGGAGCAGATGAAGAACTAACAGATGAGCAGATAATTGAGAGAGCTGATGGGTATACTCAGAATCTTTTATCTCGCTGGTATGACAATCCTGAGAGCCTTATAAAAGATATGGAAATGATGGTCAAATACCTCACCAAAAGACCACTTCCGTTGAATATAGATAAACGAGAAGAATAATTCAGATTTATTTTATTACCAAGTAGAAAGAATGTATTATTGATACAAACAAGAAAAAACCTCTGAGAGAATAATCAGAGAGAGTACCATATCATAGAAGATTATAGAGAAAGTGCTAGAGGAAATTAAACAACTCTCAGATGAAGAAGCTACTCAAGCCTTACTCAGAATAGAAAAAGAAATCTGACTTATAAAAAGTTATTATGTAAAAGTAGATTTAACAGCTAGCGAAGCATATAAGAAGAAAAGTTGGTAAGTAAATGGAGATATTCTTCGCTATTAGACTGGATTATGAGAGAGTGTAGAGTTTTAGTTTTTATAGATAAAGAAAGATGAAAGAATTAACATTTACCCAACGATTGATTGTTATTGCAATCCTACTTGCAGTATGATTTTCTGCATATCTTAAGTATCAGTGTGCTTTTATGAAAGTCTCAGAAATGCCTTGATATTGTTTAATGATGTTAAACCATAAATAAGGTTAAAATCTGATTTATTTCTTTTGTACATAAAATGAAGATATGTTGCAAAAATTGACACACACTCTGTTTGATCTCGGATAAGCTCAGAGAGAGGCTTTGAGAGGGTAAAATAATGGAGATATCTAGAAATACGAAGTGTAAAATTTGTACGGAAAATAAGAAATATAATTTTTCTAAAAATCTCAAAAAGATATTATGCTTCTTATCTAGTATTTCGTCATCAAAAAATACTACTTTTTCTTTTAATCATAAATGCTTAAAGAATGGCTAGAACAAAAACCAACCAAAAAAAAGGAGCTCAGAAAACTATGAGTATAAAAAAAGAAATTAGAAGGAAACGAAGCACCAAGAAAAAAGAATTAGAGAAAGAAGAAGATAAAGGAGCAATCCAACTCGGAAGGAAGAGAATGTTTAAGGACTGAGAAGAACTCCTAGAGCTTTTTAATCTCTATCTAGCATCAATACAGGTAAAAATTGTAGGTAAAGATGGAACAGAGAGACGGATATTTAAGCAAATCCCCTCAAAATTGAGGTTCTATGTCTTCCTCTGAGGAATGAGCAGAGAAACTTGGTCTGAATATAAGACAAAGACTGAGTTTTCTGACACGATACAGTTTATTGAGGACTTCTTTGAGGCGGAGCTAGAAAGCGGATGACTAGATGGAACATTCAACTCATCTATGACTCAGTTTGTATTGAACACCACTTATTGAAGGAATCCGAAGAATTTGAATGATGAAAATAAAGAAGTTAAAATCAGTTTTACCGCTTAATTATAAATGATGAAAGAAAAACGAGTAATTAGTCAGCTACCTCAAGCTTTGTGGAACAAAATCAGACTTTTCAAAAAGTTCCCCTGAGTAAAAAAATGCGTCATTCTCAGAAGATATATAAACAATGAAACACTTGAACAGTGGAAAGAGGTCAAATTCATATGAGATTTTGTGGGGCAAGAGTTAATCGATTATATCAATATTGAGTATGAGAATTCATATAAAGATCATGTCAAAAAAAATACGAAGTATATCATAAAACAACTGAAAAAATAGGCTTTATTTTTCTATTTGATAATCAATGTCAAAAAAAACAGAAACTACACTAGAACCAGTTGAATTCCAGTCAGGGCTCAGAGTATATTTCCTCTTTTATCATGATGGATACAAGCGACTACTGGATGATAGATTCGCTGGTGGAGAAAGCTACTATAAACACGAGGAAGATGTTCAAAAAAGAGTCTTGGATTATGAAGATAGAGGTTATAAAACCAAAGTTTTATCTGGTATATTATAATAAAATGCTCTCAATAATTGTAATGGCAGACGATGATTTCGAATTAAAAAAAGGGCTAGAATCTCTTTTTATGTTAGACCATATTGCAAAGCATATTATTATTGTTGATCTTTGACTCAAAAATCCTCAGCTATGGTACGATTCAGCACTTGTCATCAATGCAAAGAGCTATGGGAAAGGAAGAGTTTATGGGCTTAATCAGGCGATGAGAAGAGTTGAGAACGAAATTGTTCTTGTAATGGATTGTAGATGTAGAATTGCAGAACAAGAGTTAAGAGAGATGCTAATTGAGGCAGACTATAATGAGATGGTAAGTCCAAGTAAGGTTAATGATAGAATAAACTGCTGAGTATGTCCAGATTTCTTCATCTTTAGACAAGAAAAAAGCGTGTTCCCAATAGATAAAAGACTTATAGACTTTCATTATGAAAAGTGGTTAGAGGGGAAGATACAAGTTTTTGTTTGTTGAACAATTAAAAAAGTAGAATGAGCAGAGAAAGAAAGGAAGATAAAAAATAGAGATGATTATAGATATCAAAAGGATTTATATACAATGAGACAAATCGAAAAAGAATGGCAGTCGTAAATATTGATATTCCTTATAACTTCACACCAAGACCTTATCAAAAGGAAGTTTTTGATGCGTATAATGACGGAGTAAAGAGAATTTTGCTTGTGTGGTCTCGTAGAGCTGGTAAAGATAAGGTACTGATGAATATCTGAGCAAAAAGAGGTCTACAAAGGATTGGGAATATGTATTATGTTTTTCCTGAATACAATCAGGGAAGGAAGGTATTCCGAGATGGTATTGATAATGATTGATTTCGTAATCTAGACCACTTTCCTGATGCAATTTGCAAACTCTGACCATGAGGAAAAAAAGGAGACAGCCAGAAAATGAAAATTGATCTGATTAACGGATCTAGTCTTCAGGTTGTAGGAACAGATAAGAATATCAACTCTCTCATGGGAACGAATCCTATGCACTTGATTATGTCTGAGTATTCCATCCAAAATCCACTCTGATGGAAACTTCTCTCTCCAATCGTAGACCAAAACAACGGAACAGTTCACTTCTGCTACACTCCGAGAGGGAAAAATCACGGTTGGAGACTTTTGCAATATGCAAAGGCTCACCCTGAAGAGCGATTTGTCTCAATCAAAAAAGCCTATGAGCTTTATGATAATCAAGGGAATAGGATTATTACTGATGAACAACTTGAGAAGATTAGAGAGAAGTATGTTGCTGATGGGGATTTGGCACTTTTTGAACAAGAGTATCTTTGTAGTTTTGAGTGAGATATTAAGGGGGCATATTATGGAGAACAACTGAGACAGGCAGAAAAGGAATGAAGAGTTTGTACTGTTCCTTATGAGCCAAACCTGAGCACTTATACCTTTCGAGATTTGGGTATGGATGATACAACGGCAATCCGATTTGTACAGATACTAGGAAAGGAGGCAAGACTCATAGATTACTATGAGAACAATGGGGAAGGGCTCGATCATTATGCTCAAATCCTCAGAGAGAAAGGTTACAATTACACGATGCATTATTTCCCTCACGATGGGAATGTGAGAGAGTTGTCAACAGGAATATCAAGACTAGAATATATGCAAAAAATCTGAATTAAGAACATCGAAGCCCTCCAGGTTAAAGGAGTGCAAGATGGGATTGATGCGGTGCGTAGGGTGCTGAAGTATTGCTGGTTTGATCCCAAAACTGAAAGCTGAGTAGATGCTTTGAAGTCCTATCATAAAGAATACAACGAAAAACTCGGTAAATATCATGACAGGCCACAACACGATTGGACTTCGCATTCTGCGGATAGCTTTAGATATTTTGCACAAAAATATGAAGAACTCGTAAGGGTTCAAAGCGGGTGACCGAGTATAATCACTGTAGACAGATCCAACTATTATATTTAGTATTTTTATTATTAACCAATACACTAAATGGAAATCAAAGACTATCTCCTCAAAGCGAGGAAAGAAACCAACACCTCAGAGCACCAGATTTCGGATATTGAACTCTTAAGCTATCTCAACAGGAGAAGAAATGAGCTTGCAAATGAGATTATAAGGCTCGTAAATGAGGATTTTTTCTATGATATTTTTACGACAGACTTGATTGCTGGACAGTTTGAGTACTCGTTTCAAGAATGTACACCAAGTATTGAGGGTGTTAAAAAGTTTATCACACTTGAAGTAAAACGAGATGATCACTATATTCTCATACCTAAAAAACCGATGAATAGTCTCTGACTTACACTAGAGCAGATGGAAAATTTGTCAATCAATGAGGCATTTTTTGATATAAAAGATAGTTCGATTTTCCTTTATCCGATCAGTGGAGAGACAGTACAAGATGGAATCAGAGGGCAAGTGATCACAAGCATTAAAGATCTCAAACTTAACGATTCAGAGAGTACAATCTTCCCATGACATACAGATTTGAGAGATTACTACGAATTGATGTATATCTGAGCTAAAATTGACTGCCGAGACTGTAAGCAAGAATTTGATAAAAAACAAATTGCAATGCAGGATTTTGAGTATAAAAAAAAGCAGATGATCAGCTTTCTTACTAATAGATACAATGCACCAATGGAGTTACAGACTCCAAATTTAGATCACTTCAAATACTAGAATGGCACTAAAACCCTTAGACTTCTATCAGCAGTGAGCAGTCGCAGGCATGCAACAAGACCGCTACTCACAGCTCCCTTGAATTGTAGAGAGCGAAAATATTGATATAACTAGTCAATGCATAAAGGCTAGCGCACGAAGTGAGGCACAGGTCCAAAATCCAAACATTATAGATATTGATCATAAAGGGAGATTCCAACTCCATAGAGATGGAAGAGTTCGAGATACAAAAAAGAATAGTTATGTAACCAATAATACGAACTTTTCTGAAACAGTAGGAACCGTAAACTATGGAAGGAATCAACCAACCAATCCATCAATGGAATTTTGAACACCACTCAAACTCCTCGTAGAATACGATAAATACGAAGATGAATATTCGACAATCGTGGTCTTCACAGATAGAATGATTGTGAGTTACTATAGATATGGGCAGACTATACAGAATATCAAGATCCCAAATTCTTCTAACTATGAAGTAGTAACAGAAAATCAAGGAAGAACGGTCTATCAAATAAAATTCAAGAAGAACGGGAAACTGTCCGTAAAAATAGATCCTAAGGAACATGGTGGAGGTAAAATAGAGATCACAATTAGAAGAAGAGACAAGAGTCAGGGAAGTATTAAACTTAAAGAATACACGCTCTATAAACACAACTACCGTTTTGATGAGGAAAATGACTTGATGTATAACGAGACTATGGGTACAAAAAAGGTAGTTCTTCAAGAATGAGGTGGATTAGAAGATAACACCTTATCTAAGAATGGAGATGAATTGATTATCAATGCTTATTCTGGAGCAAGTGATAATTCATCGACTCTTTACTTGACCTACGAGACTGAGGGAGATTATGATGGAATGCTAGAACTCTCAACGGTACTTTGTATGGAAGATAGGGTCTTTTTAAGACCTTCAGAAAAAAAATTCATAGAACATCAACATTTTACCTATATGATTGATGGTCCTACTGTTAGAAGATATCGCTTTTCTGAAAAATGGAATAAGTATTATAGTAGGCTTTCATATAGTTTTATCATGGATGAAAGCTATAATCTTGATAGACTTTATACTAAGGGATTCTCTGTTGTATGAGTTCTTTATGCAAGTGAGCAAAGCATAATCTTCTCTAATCATGGGGGGAATTGATACATCACACAAGCTGCAGATAATGCAGTCAGACATCATGCAGAATTTAAGGATTACAAATTTCTTAATGCAGAAAAAATCTGAGAGATGATCTATATTATTGCCGAAGTATGAGGTATTGTAGGACTCTATGGTTATTATGCAGGAGAGATGAAAAAACTCGTTGCAGATGATATGGTAAAGTGAGCCTTTATGAGTCAGTCAAGGTATCAGTTTACAGGAATGATGACAAAATGGAGAGATGATCTGTATATCATAACTAAAGATAAAAAAATCTTTGCTCGAAAGAGGACCGAGCTAGGCACACTTGGAATCTTTGTTGGCTCTATTCCTGAAGCAAAAGAAGTATTAGCAATTAGGAAGGAGAAAAATCAGGATTATCTTGAGATTGTTTACCGTAAAGGCACTCAGAGTTACGTCACAAGATATATGAGCGACAGAGAGGATTCTGAGATAAAAAAGAAATATAATTCAGATTTTTCTGTTACCTACCCTATTCTAATAAACCAACATATGCTTGAAAAGCAACTCCAAGAACTCTCACTATCTGCAATGCTTCCAAACGAAATAACCTCTTTTGATCTCTGGGTAAGAGTAAATGACTATCACTTTTGGCATTTTTACGGTAATACTGACGAAGAACTCGAGAAAGGCGATGTTTACACTATGGAGTGAATAGATGCAACAAGATACAGACTTGTTTATGAGTGAAAAACACCGAAAGGTCTTCTCTTTAGGCTTGAGGGAGAGCTACTGTCGGGCTTTGAATCTCCAACAAAACTCAAAAAAATAGGAGGTACTAAAGAGCTTTCTATTAAAGGATTTGACCACTTTGCCTATGTAGGAAGTGTAAAGTCTGATAGATTTGCTCATAAAAAAGAGGTCTTTACCTCTTTGATGGCAAAACTTAATCTGCCGTGGATCCATACGCTTCAGGTCAAAGTAGATGGACATAGTAGTAGCGTACAGAGTCCTGAGCTCTATGGAGTGTATTATAAGCTTGACCTACTGAAAAGATAATCAGTTTTTTATCTTCTAAAAAAGTAAAATGCGAGAAGAAGCACAACCAATCCAGCCTCTCGCTGGACAAAAATATATTAACCCTGATGAAGAGCGTTTTAGAGGAGCAAAGTACCCAAGAGATGACGAAGGATATAAAATCCTCCCCTGACAGTGAATAGACCCATTAGATTTTAGAGGATGAGTTAAAAATTTTTATCTCAATACCATTCAGGAAAATTTTTCTTATAGAGGGGTTGACTTTAAGGGTGGAGCTAATCATGTATTCCAAAATAACCATTCCTTAGAGCCTAAGATTTGACCACAATTCGCAAAAATAGCAGATTTCGAGGACAATAAAGGAAAATTATTTCAAAATGCAGCTATTGAATTTACTCAATATTGAACCTATCTATTCTCGCTAAGGGTTGCCTTAAAGGCAAGCTCAATATGAACATCATTCCCTGTTGTATTCGCAATTATGCCAATCAACAAATACTGATCCGATGGGATAAAGATTAGAGATTTTATAGTAACGAAAAGTACAACTTGAATGCGACCAGGTATGTTTGTATACGATGTTGGGCAAGGAGTAGCTAATATCAAAAGATGAGAGAAGTTCCTGACATATATTTATGTCCCCAAAGGGGCTGATTTTACAGCATCAGAGATGGAACTAACTACTGATATTGTGAAACTCTCATAATTATGACTTGCAAAGGGGAAGAAAAAGGCTATAAAGCTGTAGCTAAACATTCTATTTTACCCCTAAGTAAGCAGTAAACCACTTATGGTATTTCTCGCTTAATTGGGGAATGTTTAGCACGCCATAGGTGGTTTTTATATTATTTTTCTATCGCATGAAGAAATTTGCATTTATTCTAGGACTTGCTTTTATTTCATTAGGGATCGCTAGCGCTGATTATTCTCAAGTTGGGGAATTTCAAGGATGTAAAGATTTGGGAGTGATGACAAGTAAGGTTGCTCAAGCTGAACTAGGTATGATTAAACCATATTTCCCTATTGCTCAAAATGAGGATAACTTCAATATCGTAAAGAGATTTTGGATGAGATATTCAGAACTTGGAATAAGTGAATCTGAGTTCCAATGTATGATGGCTGAACTGAAAAAGAATTTAGCTTCATATTACTTAGACCTTGCAAAAACTAATAACCAATCTAAAAATACTAGTGGGGAGGTAGAAAATCTACAAAATGTACTAGGATGGTATCCAGATAATCATCAAGCAATGTATCTTTTAGCAGAAGCGTATGAGAAAAATTCAGATTTTTATGCTGCTTATAAGAGATATGAAGCTATCAATAAGGATACAAAAAACATCGATCTTCAAGCTAAAGCAAAAGAAAAAATGAATAACCTGAAAGAAAAGGTAAAATCTGAAGTAAGCGAGAAAGAGGCAGAATTTGTTAAGGAACAGCTAGAAACTGCGAAGAAAGTACTAGGGAAAAAAGCTTCAGTAGTAGAAGACATAGCAAAAGAACTAAAAACCAGAGATGAAGCCACTCAAAAAGAAATCAAGGCTAAAATAGAAGCTTTGGCTACGCAAGAGGATGCAGATACGGAGATTCATAACCTCGCTACATATCTTCACTACTTACTTAAGTAGTTCTTTCCCCTGGTTATTCAGGGGTTTTTATTTTTTTAGATAAAAAAATGAAAGGATATTTAATTGTCTGAATAATCCTCTTAGGTTTTTCAACATATTATATATATACAGCAATAAAAGAGCTACAAAAAATAAGAGAAAGGATTGATGAGCTTGAAGATAGAATTATAAAATTTCATACATTCTATACTGATTTGTATGATTTCCAAGAAAGTATTGTATGCGACATAAAAGGAATCTCAAAAATGGAAAAAAAGATGCAGGAAATTATAGCAGATAAAAAAGAGCATAATTAGCTCTTTTTTGTTTGAATTTGAGGTAAAGAATGCTATAATTAAGGCGTTTTACCTAAACATATTACAGAATGCAGAATCATGTCGCTGTTATCGCTGAGTTAATACAAAAGGCTCTTAAAAATTGACGAAATCCTGTGTGATGAGATTGAGAGACTACTTTTTCTGTTGAAAAGAGGAAATATATGACAAGACTAAAAGATTACTGTATTGTTCGCTTCATTCAGGGTAAAAAGTATCTTGATTTTCTATTAAATCCATTGATAAAGTCTAATATATCGGAATACCTCCATAATGAAGAAATGAAAAATCTACATAAAGTAGTGTATTCTATGGAAGACGTTGACTTAGGATAACAAATTTAATATCACCAAAGACGGTCTAAAAACTAGATCGTCTTTTTTCGTTTTTTCAAAAAATCGAATTTTGACTGAATTTTGATCCAATTTTGTTTCAATTTTGTCAGAGGTAGAAAAACTAAAAACAGGTCTCTATATTGAGGGTAAGATTTAATCTCTAAACGTGCTATGAAAAAAGGACTTCCAATCAGTGCAGACAAAATCATAGAACATATTGAGAATGAGTATCAGTCTTCTCTCTTTTTTACTGAAACAAAAAGACAGCTCTTTAAAAAGAGGAAAAAGCTGTATATGAGCATTGAAGATCAAGACAAAAAAATCTACTCAAGATTGATTTTCTCTACTATTGAGACCTTGCTTGCCCTTTATGTAAAGGCTTGACCAAGTGCAAATTTCTCGGTGAATGGTGAGTTTTTTGATGAGATAGAAAAGACAATTAAAATGGTTGCTGAGTCAGACTTTAAGAGAATGAAGCTTGGCGAGAAGGACGAGAGAGCAAATTTCCATAGTTTCTTTTATGGAACTTCTATCAAGGTCTTAGATGGATTTGATACCCAAAGAAAGAATCCTGAATGTATTGTAATTTCCCCCATGCAATGGATATGTGATCCACAAGCTTCCATCAATCTTACGGATAGATTTCATGGTTTCGAGCTTCAGGTTGATAAATCTTCTCTTACTGAGGACGGAGGCTACTTCAATCTCGATAAACTTGAGCCGTGAGAATGAAGACTTGCAGAAGAAGATAGAGAAAGTGCACAAAGTATTAGGTATCTCAATGATGACTACGGAACACATGGGCTCTATAATATCTATCATCACTACACTATCATCAATGGAAAAAAATATCTCGTTACGCTAGGGAATAACAGAAAACTTTTGATTCGTTGTGAGGAGATAACACCAAAGAATAGTGAACAGAAAAAAGATCCAAGACTTATCAAGTTTCCTGTAGTTGTAGGGAATCGAGTTCCAACAGAATTTGATCGCTGGGGAATATCAATCTGCGATATTCTAGAAGATAAACAAACAGCAACTCAGCTCTTTCTCAATTTGAACAGAATTAAAGCAGAAAATGAGGCTTGGGGAGATATGTTCCTTTATGATCCTGATATTGTAGAGAATATTGATGAGCTACAAATGCCTAAACTCTGACCTAAATACATCAAGGCAAGTGGACTCAATAAATGAGGAACTCCTCTCATTGAAGTGCAAAGGGGGAATATAAAATCTGATGCTTTCAACATGCCAAATGTGATTAAGCAACAGGGCTTCTTAGATATTGGGCTTGATGAAAGAAGTCTCTGAGTAACAGGAGCAACACCTATCACTGCCACGGAAAACCAGAGAGTACAAGCAAATGCTAACCTCAGACAACTCCTAGGACTCAAAAGGAGGGCTAGGTCTGAGGAACTCTTTTGGGAGCTCTGGTATGAGAGCTATCAAGAATGCTTCTACGGAAAGAAGAAAATCAAAGTCCCTGGGAGATATGGGGGAAGATATCTGGAACTCGAGGCAAAAGATTTTATTGTGGAAGATAGTGTAGAGGTAATCATTGAATTTGCCTTAGATGTTGAAGAAAAAAATGACAAGACCAAGCTAGAAATGATTGCCACGAGAGATGCCTTTATGAATGACCCTCAAAAATCAGATATTGCAAAGAAGATTTTTGAGAGGGAGTTGTTCAGACTTCAAGGCTTCTCTCCAGAGAAAATTGCACTATTCTCAGAGAAGACCTTAGAGGAAGAACAAGCAGAGTTAGACCTTGAGTTGCTTAATAGAAATGAGGAACTCGAACCTATCGCAGATCTCAACGAAAATCACTTGGTCTATCTGGAAATCTACAAAAGAGCGAAAGATACTCCAGCTAAACATAAGGCGATTTGGGCAAGGAGACAAGCCCAAATGCAGAAGCTTAGACTACAAGGAGGTCAAAGTCAGATCATGGGAACTGGCGATCAACAGATGAAAGGTCAAATTGTCTCAAGTATGATGGCACAAGCCAATTCAGCTCCAAATAATGCGGAGTCTTTAGCCCAGATTAGTCAATAATGGAACTCACAAAAACACATGGTCTGATAATGGAAAACTTCAAGAACTCAGAAGGGCGAAAAGTTGTCGGTGCAAAGATTGAGAAGATGATTGAGGATTATACTAAAGCCATTCTCTCAGTCGATGCTGAGTCTAACAAACAGATATACACTAAGCATGATGTGTATAGACTTCTCAGAGAGTGCTTGATTAAAATTCTTGATGAGCCAGATAGAGTAACTAAGCTCTTTAAGGAGGAAGGAGGGAACATAAGTCAGTATTTATAAAGTTTTAGTTTTCTACTAATATATTCAATGACAATTATTAACGAAGCTGATGAAAACAGCAAAACAAATCAAGAAGAAGTTGAGCTCGACAACACAACAAACGAGGAAGAAAACTCTGAGGAGATTCTTGATGAAGAAACCGAAGAGGACGAAGCTGAACTCGACAGCGAATGAAACGAGGATGAGGAGGAGAAACCTCAGAAAAAAAGAAAAAGCGGAGTCCCAAAACTCTTAGCTGAAAAAAACAGGCAAGCAGAAACTATTAAATCAATGGCTGAAAAAATCAAAGCTCAAGAGCAAGAAATCAAAAGACTTAAAGCTGATAATGCAGACAATGAAGAAATAGAAGATGCTAAGCTTGAAAAAAAACTCCTTGAGATAAGATTTGTTGAACAGTTGGCTGAAGATTATCCTGATGTCGATCCTGATGAGGCAAAGAAATTCTCAAAGAGAGAAAATGTTTCGATACAGAATGCTTTTAAGCTTCTCAATATGGAAATCACAGAAAAACAGGGGAAAGCAAAAAAGAAAAGTCTAACAGGTTCTCACTATGATGCTTGAACTCGTGTTTATACTGAAGAAGACCTCAAAAAGATGTCTCAGGCTGAGTATAACAAAGCAATGGAGGCTATTGAGAAGTGAAAAGCTAAGTATCAATAATCTTTATTCTTTATACTATTAGAAAATGGCTTTTACACTTGGAGCAAATACAATTATCAAAGAGAATCTTCTTGTTAAGGAAACAATTAGATTACTTGACAAACAGTTTGTAATTTTGCCTTGGGCAAATACTGAGTTTGAGGATGAAATCAAACAACAGGGGGATAGCGTCTCTGTACAGACCTTTCCTAGAATTCAGCACACTGATGGGACAAAAGCTGATGATGTAATTCCTGAATCAACTTTTGCTATCAAAAAGGAAGTATTGAACATCGATACTCTCAAGGTAGTAAATGTTCCTGTTGGAGATTTGGAGCAGATCCAGTCTAACCTTAATCTTATTCAGAAAGTAGCTGAGCAAATCAGATACGATATGAAGGATAAGATGGATAAATTTATTGCTGATACTGCTATCGCTGGAGCAGCAACTTCTAATAAGCTTAACAATACTGCGGCATTGATGGATAAAAATACAGCTTATGCCCTTATTGAGGAGATGGCAGTAAGGCTTGATGAAGAAAATGTTCCTGATGGAGAAAGAGGACTTTTCCTCAGACCTAAGATGATTTCCCTTTTGAGACAACACCCTATGTGGGATGGTTTCAGAGAGGGAAATCAAGTTAGAAGAAATGGTAAGGTAGGTGAAATTGCAGGATTTGAGGTAATGAAGACAAATAATACTCCTGATAATATCATGCTAGCAATGGACAAGGACTCAGTAAACTTTGCGGCTCAGTGGGTAGGATTTGATGTCAGAAAACCATCAAATGCATTAAAATCTAATATCTTATCATCATTTGCTATGGGAGCAAAGGTCTTTGGGGAAAACTCAAAGAGAATCGTTACGAGCAAGGTAAAATTTAGCTAGTAACCAGAGAGGTTAAGCCTCTCTTTCTTTTTATTGGAATGAATAGGAAGAAAAAGAGTTTTAGCCATTAAAAAAATCTGATAATGCAGACCACACGAACGAATAAAATAAGGATACAATCCTGACCACATAGCAGAGAATATCTTCTTAGTTCTCTTCTTCAGTGAGTACTCTCAGTTTTGGTAGATAAGGACTGAAAAGCGCTCATCCTAAAAAGTGATCCTCCTTATGCTGGATCTACCAACTGGAGAGGAAGATAATTTATATTTTTGAACATAAATAATGGCTGAAATAAGAACTAAACAAATAAGCGAACTCGAGAAAAAAACCTGAGTAAGTAATCAGGATTCTATTTTGATTATAGATTCTGTTACTGGAGAAGCAAGATTAGCAGATAAAGAAGAGCTGAGAGGGGTAGGAATTAACAATATCACAAAGGCTAAAAGCTGAAAAACAACAACTATCACAATCCATACTACAGATGGAGGAAGCTATCAAGTCCAACTAGAAGATGGAAACGATGGACGTACTCCAGAATTTAAGCTCGAGGGGACAGTTTTTAAGTGGAAATTTCCAAGTGAGAGTCAGTGGACTACCCTCTTTGATATAACTTCATTCAAGGGGGCGAAGGGAGATGATGGAGACAAAGGAAATGATGGTAAAAACCCAGAGTTCCAGCTTTGAACGACTCATCTTCAGTGGAGACTCCAAGGAGAGAACGTGTGGAAGAATCTCATTCCTAAAGAACAAATCAGAGGAGCTACCATTACTAATATAGCAAAAACAGCTGGAGATAGCTCACCATGAACTACCGATACTTATACAATCTCCCTTTCTGATGGACAGGCTTTTAACTTTTTTGTCTATCACGGAAGAGATGGTAGCGGATCAGGAGATATGCTGAAATCAGCGAATCTCTCAGATCTAACCAATAAAACCACTGCTAGAAGTAATCTTGATGTCTATAGTAAAGCAGAGGTAACAGCAGAACTAAGTAAAAAATCTAATACTGCACATAATCACGATTCTGCCTACTACAAAAAAGCAGAAATGGACGAGAAACTAGGTAAAAAAGCTGATCTTATAAACGGACTTATTCCATCAAGCCAATTGCCAAGCTATGTAGACGATGTGTTAGAATATGCTACAAGAGCACAATTCCCTACTACATGAGAGAAAGGGAAAATCTATATTGATATCTCGACAGATAAGAGCTGGAGATGGTCTGGCTCAACCTATATCGAGATCAAAGCAAATCCATGAAGTTCTGATGCAGTAGCAGAAGGAACTACAAATAAATACTTCACAGAAGCCAGAAAAAATGAGATAACTGCTGAGATCGATAAAAAAATGTCCATTCAAGACTACGATAGCAATAAAAATGGTGTCGTAGACAAATCTGAGGGAGTTGTTAATCAGAATGGAACAGTGATTAAAACTCGAACAGGAACGAAAGCTCAGCATACTGCAGTAGGAACTAAGGATGCGAATACGCTTTACTTCGTAACCGAGAACTAATGCTAGAACTAGGAGACAAAAAGATTTCTGAACTTTACCTCGGGGAAAAGAAAGTGTCTGAGGTGTATCTTGGGGAGAAGAAGATACGACCGGTTAGGTCTGAGTGGAGTCCGACAACAAATACGTTGGTGTATTATCCATTCAAAGAGAACAATGCCGACCAAATGAGGAGAACATCATTACTCCCTAGCTCTCAGCAAAAATGAGAGATATGATACAGATTTAATCAGAAGACCATCTATACCCCTAAAGTTAGTGCAAAATTCGCGTCTTATCGAATTAAGCCGTGAGTGGTTAATGCTTCGCAGTTCTTGAGTGTATGAGTAATAGAAGAATGATATACGAGCTTCTTGATGGGACACCCAGATGTGAATGGATATGCAAACTCAGTTCAGACCTTCGACTGAACTAATTGGTATAAAGTCAAATTGAACCTTGAGGCTAATAAACGATATCATCTTGCTTATGGGAACGACGGTGAAAAAACAGTAGTCTATGTTAATGGAGAACAAAAGATAATTAGAACTTGACCTCCTGCTCCATTCATCTGATATGAATCTATATTAACTTCTACAACTTCTGAACTTTATGATTTTATTCTTGAATCTAAAGCTCGAACTCCTGAAGAAGTAAAAGCTTATTACGACAGTACAAAAGCCATTTTTGAGAGGGCAAATAACTATACATTTACACCAACCGCTGATACTATTTATTACAATAAATTCAAATCCGAGAACTGGAATGGCAGATATGTAGATACTGGAGTTGCATTTGAGTCTGGTAGCTTCACGGTTTCACTTTGGGCGAAAGCAGCAAGAGAGTTCAGTTACGGTAATGGTTGATTCTGAACACTCATAGGGAAGTATCGGTGATGAGCAGGAGGTTCTCAAGAAGCTTTTATCCTTGGGGTATCGTGTAGAGGTCATGATACTCAATTAGCTGGACTTTGGTTAAGAGATCTCAACCGTTTGGAGTCTGATGATGATATAGAACACACCAGAATGAATCCTGGAGAATGGCACCAGATCGTAGCTACTTACGACGCAAGTACAAAAGTTCTGAGCTTTGCAACTGATGGAGTGGTAAGAATTACAAAAAATAAAAACTTCTGAGCATATGGTAATCATTCCTTTTATGTTGGGGCAATGCATGATGTGAATTGAATAACAGGATACTTTGATTGAAATATTGAAGAAGTGATCCTAGAGAAAAAAGCATGGTCTGCCGAGAAAATAGCAGACTACTACAATTCCACAAAATGACAATTCTGATTATAGCCTTTTATTTACTACTTATTCAAACAAATGGAACTTAACTTTTTAGATGCATTGAAAGGAATCTTTGGAGGTATTGCCCTTACAGGGATTCTGAACTATTTTGGCATGAGCGGAGAAATGCTCTCTATCTTATCTGTTTTATTGGTACTCGATTTTGTCTTTGGTGTCCTTAGGGCCAAGTACAAAAAGGAGCCAGTAACGAGTGATAATATGAGTAGATGAGTAATTAGAAAGATGACGAGGTGGTGTATCCCTTTTATCGTAGTAGCGATTATCAGAGGAGCTGGTATTGATGGAGCCGAGAAGCTTTCGAATACGATTATGGGGATTCTGATAGTAGCTGAGGGATATTCTATACTCAGGCATATCTACAACATTAACACAGGGAAAGACTTACCAGAAATTGACGTATTTGATGCTCTAATGAAGAAACTGACTGACTTTTTGATCAGTAAATGACCAAAGTTTCCTGAGTCGAAAGACTCCAAGAGCGATACACAGAAATAGTAAGTCAGATAAGCACTCAGACCATTTTGTTAGGTATAGCAAGATGGTCTCAGAGTCCTTCTCTTGATTTAAAAAGGGAGAAAATCCTGAACTTTTAGCCTTTATCTATCTATTATGACATATAAACGACAAGGAATAAAGGGAATCCCTAACCAAAGGGACGAAGCTGCTTGTACTGCCTTCGCTCTCTGCTCAATCATCAATTGATTTAAGGATCCTAAATATAGAGCCGAAGGGCTAGAGCGAGAATATCTGAATGGGTCAGACTTCTTCGCCTTAGTAAATTCTAAGTATCCGGCTGATATTCAGTGATCTCTCACTACCACTCAGGCTCTTGTATATGCTAAAGAGATGGGGTACATTAAGGACTATTCTACTATCAAGCTAGATCAAATCACTTATGATATGTTTAAGCTCGTCTTCAAAGCAGGTGCGCTTCTTATTCTCAACGTGAATAAGATTGACCGAGAGAAGATTACTCCTAGTAATCCAGTAGCTCAGTTCGCAAAATGAGGAGTGCCTCACGCTGTAGCTTGAGTAGATTATGATGATGAAAATCAGGTTATCAAAATCCTCAACTCACGAGGAGAGGAATTCTGAGATAAAGGATATTTCTATATCAAGGCTTCTGACCTCGCTCAGATGGTATCTCGAGCGCAGATCGTATTCGACTCTAGCGACAAAGAAAATATGGCTAAGTTGAACTACAGGAACATGTTGAGCAAAGCCATCAAGATTATCTCAGACCAATGGAAATATGGTACTGAAGAAGAGAAAAAGGCGATGAATTTTGCGAATACAATGATCCGTAAGCTCTGCTTAGGTCAGAATCATCAGTACAACATGAGCAGAGCTGATTTACTTAAGTTTATTAACAAGCATTTTTAGATTCTTAGATAGTTTATAATGAGACCACGGTTAAATTTCAAAAAAACTTGGCTTGGCAAGCGTATAGACTACGACGGAGCTTATGGCTTCCAATGCGTAGACTTAATCAAGCTTTACCTAGAGTTTCTGGGCTTCTGAAAGATTAAGTCACTCGGAAATGCCAAGCAAGTGCCTCAGGCCAACCTCTTCAATTCTGGACGAGAGAAGGTTATTGGTACAGTTAATCTTATGCAAGGAGATATCATAATAAGAACTCAGGATAAGTATTGACACATTGCTATTGTAGACCGTATCGTATGAGGCTTTGTACATGTATTAGAGCAGAACGGCTCTGGTAAAAACTCAGGATCTGGTATATGAGATAATGCTATTAGAATCCACGCCTATCCGTTGAAGTGGTATGATATGGTCTTAAGGTGCTCAAAGATTATTGAAAATCTAGAGTTAGAAAAAGCTTATATCAAGGAGAAAATAGCAGAAAGACAAGCCTATCTGAATAACCACCCAGAAGATCCAACAGCGAGAGCGTCGCTAGAGGCTACGGTGGATTATGGAAATTGCATTGAATACCTAAAAAAGAAATAAATCAGATTTTAACCTTATTTTCTAAGCTATGGCATACAATTACGAAGCTACAAAACAGCAATTTGAGTCAATGAGCAAGGCTGATCAAGATAGAGCCATGCAACAATTTGGCAATGATGAAAATTTCAGGAGATTTGCTACTGAATACAACAACGAGCTCCAAGGTAGAGGCAATCAATCTGCTCAACCTACTCCTCAACCAAGCAATCCTCAGCCTGAGCAAAACTACACTCAAAATCAGAGTACACAGTACGGTCAGAACTGAGGTAATCAGGTACAATATGCTACAGACAAACAATTTGACCCCAATGAGAGACTCGACGAAAGCAGATTTACGGATCCAAATGCGAGAGTCAGAGTCCAAGAGGGAACAGCTAAACAAACAGGAAGACCGGACTACGAAATAGATTCTGATGCTAGAGATAATGAGATGATAAATAATCTCAATGCTTATAAAGTTTCTAATCCTGAATTTTTCAGAGATAGAGATACTTTTAATAGAGCTTTTCAATATCACAGCAGAAAGTCAGATAGGCAAAGAGCCGTTCTTGATAGTGTGTGGAAACTTCAAGAAGATTCAAACAAAGTTGCCAGTTATACCTCCCCTGAAAGTGCCATCGGAGCTTTGAATAATTGAGAACTTACTAAAGATCAATGGGCACTACTCTGAGAAAAAAATCCAGAGCTAATGAGAGCTATCCAGAAGAAAATTGAGGAAGATGTTGCTCTGAAAATTGCTAATAGAACAACTCCAGCGGACCCTGTAGACACCGCAAATCTTTTTAATAATCTCGTAGAGAAACTTGGTCTTCAATCAGGAGTTCCGCATAAAATTCACGAAACTCACAGAGAAAATCTTGAGAGATACGGAGTACTCAGAGATAGTCAGAGGTTACAAGATATGCAAGAGCAAATCTGAAGAACTTATGAGGAAATCTGAGACATCGAAAATAGAATCATCAGCGAAAATAGCGGTATGAGTGAGGATTATGTGCAAAGAAAAATTCAAAGAGCGACCTCATCTCGCCTCTACAAAGCTCAAGGACTCCAACAGTCTTATAATGCACTATTAACCGCAAGAAATCAGAACTTAGCTATTGCAAATTCAGATACCGAAGCTCTCGTAAGACAAACAGCGGAAGACCAGAGGATTTTTAATCAGAAATTGCAATCACTAGGCTTTGCTATGCAAACCGCAAGCTTTGAGACACCTGAACAGCAGAGACAGGGGCAATTAAGACAACTTGAGGCTCAAAACAACTTAAATCTCCAATACCAGGATAAACTTTCAGAGCAAAATTTGAAACGAGAAAATACAAGAAAGAAACAGGAGAAACAGCTCGAAGCTCAACTAAACGATCTAAGTGTAACCGATCCAAAGCAGTTAAGAAGTAATCTCTTTACTGCACTGACTCCATATTTCAAGGACTACGGAAATATGATTATGAGGTCACAGAGCTGAGTAGTAGATGATATTATCGCCTATGCAAAGCAACATAAAGTAAGTATTGCTGAGGCGATGAGAAAGAACTTTATAGAACCTTTGCAATGAAAATCCGAGTATAAGGCAAAGCTGAATAGAGAAATCTGATATAATCCAAGTCAAACCATTAAATCTATAGATGGGAAAAATTATATTGAAAGCCATGATATGTTTGGGAACATTAAGCTTGAACCTTTAGTTACGAATCAGTCAACCACAAATTATACAGGCTCTGGTATGAAATGAGCAGGATTAAGGAATAATAATCCAGGGAACATTAAAGATATGAACTTTGGAAGCGTAATAGGGAAAGATACAAGAGGGTTTGCACAATTTGCTACTCCTGAAGATGGATTTGATGCTTTAGTAGAAAAAGTAAAATTTAACCAAAATAGTCCAAAGTCAAGATACTATGGAAAGACCATTGCTCAATACTTTCAAATGTATGCACCAAGTAGCGATGGAAATAATCCAAAAGGCTATGCTCAGGATGTGGCAAATAAACTTTGAGTCGCTGTAAATACTCCAATCTCACAGCTCGACCCTATCAAATTCGCAGCTGCAATCGCGAAACATGATAGTTGATATGACTACTCAACCTATTGACAGTTTAGAGGCACTAACTGAGGAGCTAAGCCAACTGAGGCTGAACTCACCTACTATAATAAGGGTGCTACTGGGATTGATCCAACCGGTAAGAAGTGAATTACTCAGCAGAGATATAATGAGATTGCTGAGTATTTAGACAATAATAAACCTGAGTTATCAGCAATAAAACAGCAAATCATCTGAAGAATATCCTCATCAGTAAAGGGGTTAACAAAAGACCAGAAAAATGCTTTTATTCAAGCTGTTACTGATGAAAACGGAGAGGGAATAAAGACAGTAGCTCTTAACAAGGCGAGAGAGATTATGTCAACAGACAATAAAAAAGAAATTGAGTGATATAGCTCAGCTATTGAACAAATGAAGATCATCAAAAGAGAACTCTCTGAATATTATGCCAATTGAGGAGATACAGGACTTATTAAGGGAAAATGGGAAGATGTGGTTAATAAGTTTGGGACGGTGGCAGATCCTAAACTCAGAAAAATTGGAGTAAAAATCGCCTCAGCACTTCAAAAATACAGAAAGGATACTACAGGAACAGCGTTTGGCGTACAAGAATGAGCAGAGATTGCAAGCGTGTTCCCGTGAATAGATAAAGGTAAGGATTTGAACTACGCAATCATTAATTCAAGAATTGAAATGATGCAAAGCTCAATTGATAAAAACTACAGTGATGTCTTATGATATCAGCTTTATCAAGAACTAAAAAATTCTGATATCATGAGCTTCTATGACCAAAAATACACAAATATACAGGGGTATAACTTCAATCTTCAATGACTTCCTGATTAAAATTTTATTCTTTCCAATCTAAGAAAATGCAATACTGACCCAGAGTTGAGAAATTTCCTTGATTAAATGATAATCAAGTAAAGCGATTAGAGGAGCAGACAATAAATGTCCCCCTCGAACAGAAAGCGAGTGTACAGCAAGAACTCTATCGTAATGTCTTACCTGTTATTATCTGAAGAAAATTCAAAGAAGATAGGCTCGCAATGAAAAATCAGGTTTTTAATCAAGCACTTCAGGAAACAGATATCCAGAAACAAAACCGTATGCAAAGTGAACTAAGAAAAGAAGACCTTGCAGACCTTGTCAAAGAAAAAAGAAATCTGATTCCACAAGCACCTACTGAGTCCGTCTTTAATTCATTGATAAAAGAGGCTGATTATAGAGGGATTGACCATAACCTCCTGAATGATTATCTCGCAGGAAGGAGTGAGGAGTTTCTTTATGAGATGGAACTTAAAGAGCGCCCAACTTGAATAGAACACAATCAACCTATTCAGGACTGAAGCAGATTCTGACTACTTAGACCTCAGGACAAAGAGCGAAATGATAACTACTTTTGAAAGATGAAGGCTACTGAACAAGACTTGAATGCTAATACCCTAGACTACTTGTGGTGATTTATAAAAAATGTAGGGAAATCTGCTGTAAATCTTGCCTCAGACGTTGGAAATGCGGTATTAAATCCTATAGATACCGCAAATAATATTCTAAAGCTAGGAGCTGGTAGTGTTTTGAATGCAGTAGGGCTTGATGACCGAGCAGGAGAGAAATCTGAATGGCTTAATGAGGCGAATAAAATATCTGATGGAATGGGTGAGCATATTAAAAAAAGATTTTGAAGTCGAGAAGCTTTCTCTAAGGCGGCTTATGAAGATCCTGTAGGTCTATTTTCTGATCTTTCATGATTTACGAGCTTAGGCGCAAATGTACTTAAAGCTGGAGCTAAGCTCACTGCAAAAGCTGGAGCAAGAGCTGGAGTAAACACCAATCTCCTCTCAAAAGCTGGAGATATTGCAGGCGATGTAGCAAAAGTAGCAGATAGTATTGATCCAGCCACACACCTCATGAATGGAGCTGGAGAAATTATCAAATGAGGGATAGGTAAGGCTGGAGAGCTAGGAAAAAATGTGCTTGATAAAACAGGGATCTCTGACAAATTGAATCTTGATGCCTTTGTTGGATTGGATAAACAGACAAAAAAAGGAATTCAGAACAATCCATATACTCAAGAAATGCGAGAAAGATCTAAGAACTGGATCGAAGAGAATGGAATCCCAGCAAAATCTCAAGAAGTAGCTAAAGACCTCATCTCAGAGTTGCAAAATCAAGTAACTAAAGAGTTTCAGGGGATGCTCTCTCAATTCTGAGAGACCTGACCACTCTATGAAAAGCTGAAAAAAAGCTGAGGTAGTGTAAATATTGACCCTATTAAATGGTCAATCAAAGAGCTTCTTGAAGAAAATGGGGTAAAAATAGGAGAAAACTGACTAGATTTCTCAAGAACTTCTATTAGTGATACCGAGGCAAGAGCTATTAGTAGAGTCTATAACTGGATCGATGAAGTAAAAACAATGGATACCTCAGAATACTTAAGATTTAGAAAAAGTATAGATGAAATCTGACTCCGAGAAAATAAAAAAGGCTCTACTGGTAATAGAATCCTGAAAGAAATCAGAAAAATCAATAATGAAAATGCTCATAATCAGATACCAGGATTGAGTGAGCTGGATGATGCATTCTCAAGGCAAGCAGAACTGTATAAAAAATTCACTGAGGGGCTTGTCTATAAAGATAAAAAAAGGTATGGAGAATGGAGAGATAATCTGAATCAGATTTTGAAAAATTTGGACACCCCAAACAGAGAAAGAATGGCACAAAGAGTTGAAGAACTCATGCCAGGTATTACCCAAAAGGTAGAAGCGATCAATCTCATGCCAAAACTCATTGATAACTACTACGCCACAAATAAAACCGCAGAGACTATGCAAAATAGAACTGTAGGACTGACCGCCTGAGCGTTAGGATTTGCATGAGGGGGGCTTGGTACAGCGCTGGGGACAGCAAGTATTGGATGGCTTCTCAGCAAAGGGTATAATAAGCTCAAACAGTCAAGGTGGAATAAGGTAATCAGCTCACTCTCAGATGAGGGGAAAACAAAACTTCAGGAGATTGAGGCAAAAATCCTAAGTAATAAAAATCTCGCTCAAGACCAAGAGCAATATTTGAGAGGGATCGCTGAGAAGATAGAAAATACTGAAAACAAAAAATCTACCGAGGGGAAAGAGCCCACATCGGCAGATTTCAATAAGGATGAACCCCGAGTAGAAGAGCACGGGAATTCATCCAATGACTGAAGTATAGTGAAAAATACCGAAAATGCAAATCATTCTTATACTAAATCAGACTGAAATGTCGTAAACTATAAAAACCATACAAATATTGAAGAACATGCATTCAAAAGATGGCAATTCCCAAACAAATACAAGTTTCCTTTATCTGAAGACCTCAAACCAAAGACAGAGCTTGTAGAGAAAATTAAACTCTGAGAGGTAGAGAAGTGAAGCATTGCTGAGGTGCCAGCTATAGCCTTTAATGACTGAAAAATAAGACCGCTTGAGCTCACAACTGATAGGTACGAGAAAATCTTCAAAAAACATTGACCATTTTCTCATGAGAACTTCGTAGCTACGGCGAATGATTGGGACTATCTGATTAAAAATCTGAATTGAGCTGAAGGACATATCAATCTCCTTAAAGAACTACCAGATGGGAAAACACTTTTGATCGGAGCAAAAAGAGAGAATGGCGCATTTTTACTTACTCACTTTGAACCTACAAAATCACTTGAGGATGTATTGAGAGACGCTAAAGAGTGATGAGCAGAAGTAATCTCTAAACAAAGCTTAGAGCCAACACCAGTTAAAAAAACTCAATCAAAGAATAAAGAAATCTCAGAAAAAGAGCTAATTGAAAAATATCGTCAAAGAGCGATAAAAGAACTCTGACTCCCTGAAGGAACGACAGCGATTAACTGGGCGGAACTTCAGCAGGACAAGAAGAGATGGAAAAAATATCAAGAAATTCAGAGCGAACTTGAAAAGGAACTAGGATACTTAAGTGAAAATGGTACAAGGACTAAGAAATGGCATGATTATATGGAGGAAAGAAAGAAAAAAGTATATGGAGAACAGAAGCATTCTTTTAGAGAAGACTAATCAAATCCCAAAAATCAAGAGGAAGTATATTTACTTCCTTTTTTTATATGATTTTTTTAGATAAAAGAAAGCAGACAAGAAGCCTGATTTTTATCTTTTTTACAAAAAAATAGTCATTTTCTCTTGCATTTTTATTTTTTATCTCTATACTATAACTACCCAAGAGTTAGAGAGCTTCCTTTTCTGCGGATCGGGAATGTCTACTCTAGCCACAGTCCCACTTGTTTGGGATGGAATCCCTCCAAGCAATTGGAGGGAATTTGTTTTTTTGAAAAAATAATGAAAAGAGTTTGCGTATATATTGACGGGTTTAATGTCTTTCACGCTATCAAAAAAGCCTTTTGAAAAAAATACTTTTGGCTCAATTATAAACAACTTGCGAGAGAATATTTGCAACGTTGAGAAATCTTAGAACAAGTCTATTATTTCTCAGCTTTTTTCTATTCTGATGCAGAAGGAGTTGAAAGACATAAAGAATATGTCAGAGCATTACAAAAAAAGGGAATAAAGATTATCTTGGGGAAATACCAAGAAAGAGATGCTAAATTTGATAAAAAACGCAATCCAATCATCTCAGTCTCTTATTGAAAAGATACCCAAACAGAGAAATCTGAAATTCAGAAACTCCCTATTCCTGATGTTCTTGCATACAATAAATTTGAAGAAAAAAGAACTGATGTAAATATGGCTATTCAAATTGTAATTGATGGTCTCTTAGATAAATACGATAAAGCAATCATCATCACAGGAGATAGCGATATTGCACCAGCCATTGAGGCAGTAAAAAGGCTTAAAGGTAAAGAATTTGTATCAGTAGTCCCTATTTGATGAAAAGGGCATACTATTTCACATGTTTGTTGAGATAAAATTGAGATGAAAGAGTCTCATCTTAACAATGCACAATTCCCTGATATTATGGGAACTATAGAGAAACCTGAATGATGGGACTAGCTACTTCTCTATCCTGCACTCTAGCAGGATTTTTTCATCTCCACAAAAAAAGCGAAAATTTGTGAGTATCAAAAAAATACCCACAAAAAATCAAGAATTTTGTGAGTATGAGAATTGTTTTTCCCCTCCAAAATTTGCTTTTGGACTAGGGTTTGAGTGAAAAGATAGTTTTACTCATTAGATTTCAAAAATTCTATGAATTCAAAAGCTTCTGTTAAGGTATATTCCTCTACACCATCTGGTCAAGTTGCAGAGATTCAGTATTTATCTACTGGTTCTCCGTCTCTAAGAACGATAAACTTTCACTCAGATTTAAAAACAGGTCTGAGTTTATATTTAGATAAACCATTGTCTATCTGAATCAATCTCTGTACAATATCAGGTTTACCTATCTCCGTTTTTAGGATTTCTTCTATAAGTTCTCCTATTTTAGCATTATTGTGTGTTATCATTTTTAATCAATCAAGATAAAAGCCACTTGAATCTTTCTATTCTCCGTTCAATTTCCTTGTAATTTTCGTAGTCTGCGTTGCAATCCTGACTCATTCTTAGCCGTCTGGCTAGTATGTTCAGTTCAGAGATTTTTCTCTTGAAATATATAATATCTCTAGCGGTATGAAGCCTATTCATTGAGAGTATAAAAAGTAGATAAAAATCTGAATTATTCTTCCATTTTCTTTTCAAGCTTATTCCACAGTCTATATCTTATGTTGCTCATGCTTACCTATTACAACTTAAAAAGTTCTTCTGTTTATAAGTTAAGAATTAAACACTAATTTAACGAAGCTACTTCTGAGTTTTTAGTTTCATATTCGTAGAAGAGTGGAGATTTTAGCTTCGTATTATACGGAATTGGATAATCATCTCTTCTGATAACAATACCTTCATCTACTAAATTAGCGTCTGAAAGAGTAATAGCATTCTTATATTCCTTAGAATACACTTTATCCAAATACTTTTCATACTCTTTCATAAAGTTTTTCATCACCGCTTTCTCGAGAAGTGGAACTACTTTGAATCCCTGTTGTTGACAGAAAGATTGCATAGTTTCAAATGACAAGTCAACTACGATACCGTCTTCGTTAATGAAAGCTACTCTATACACATAGAGTTCCCATTGTCATTTAGGGAGATTGTACGTATATCCTTCTTGGATTGGAGCCTCTCCGATCCATCAGATAATCTCTCCGTAAATCAAATAATTCTTTGGGATATTCTGTTCGTATCTCTTGAGACATTCGGACCAGATATCTGTTCCATAATAATGATTTGCAGAGGTACTTTTAGTTTTAATCACTCTCCTCGATGAAGCTAGGTATCCTATCTCTCTTCAAGAAGGAGTAATGTTAAACAACTTCTGAAACCAAGATGGCTCTTTCGTCACATAAGTATTCCCTAAGATGACAGAAGTACCATGGAGTTTTTGTGTAACATATACAACGTCTTCGTCTTCATAGTTCTCAAGTTCTCTTAAGAACTGATGGGTATCAAAGTGTTCAGGAATATATTTTCTATCTTCTTCCTTCTTCGATGGAGCGTTAGATTGAGTAGTTGGTGGTTCGTATTTATAACAAAATACTTTACCATCAACTTCATTAAAAGACATACCTACTTCTAAAGAAGAATCAGATAGATTATAATACTTCAAGAAATCTTCATACTTTACGACGAAAGCGTTTGAGATATTCTTTTTAAGTTTAATCGCTTTGACCATTCCTGAGTTAGGAAAGTATCCGCTAACTTCAGTATTAGCATTTTTATCTTTAGCGTCATAAAGATTATGATCGTGAAGATACTCCTTACTGATAGACGTTAATGCCGGAATAAACAATACTAAGTCTCATACCTTGATTGAGTCAATAGATACAAGTGCTGAAAATCCAGCATACTTAATTGCCTTAAGCTTATCCAAGTTAGGCAAATCATAAAGCTTGTCTACCTTGATTAAGGTAGCATTGTAATTGTCGTGTGTCAACTTAAAAGTCATTATTCTCTTTTTGTGAACAATTAAATACATACAATCAGTTCTTTCTCCACATATCTATTACCCTTTTTCTATCATCGAATACAATCGTATTCTCTGTAGAAATAAAAGGTTCGATAAGGTCAAGTATTTCTTTCTTAACCACAGAGTCGTCTCTATGGTCAAAATGATTTCTCATAAATACTGCGTCGTAGTCTACAGGCAGCATACCTAAGGTCCTATCCTCGCAGATATTACTTCTACCTGATACGATAACCACCTTGTAAATATGTTGAAGACTATTGATAAGATCAGCAAGCTGCTTTACTGGTTTATCTAAGTTCAACATTTTGTCAGAAAAGTATTCAGTATAGTCAAGCTGACCGTCTTCTTTCCTGCAAACCTTATGTCTTTCGTCTGAATCAAATAAAGTTCAGTCAAGGTCAACAATCATCACTGGATATCAAGCAAGCTCTGCAACGTCATATCAATCTTGATATGCCATTGAATATAGTACGCTTACTGGTACTCTCTTTTCTCTTGCATTATTTCTTTCTAAACAAGTAGCGAAAGCTTCTTTTAGACCAACCTCTTTTACGAACTTATCAAACATATCGATTATTTTTATATCTTCATACCCAGCTTTCCTACAAACCTCAACAACTTTAGATAAAGACTGAGGATTGATATGGGTATTGTCTACCACGATATCTGTTCAATATTTCGCTGATTGTAAAATCAGTTCATTCTGTTTTAAAGAAATTTCTTTTTCTGAAAGCTCTGGATAGATTTCTCTTAAGAAATCTTTATTGATATGATAATATCCTTTAAGATTATTTGAAGCATACGTAGTTTTCCCAGAGGCTGGGATACCTTTTAAGATAACTGCTTTCATTATTTCAAAATAGAAATTAAAAATTCTATTGGCTCATCTTGAATGGATAAGTACATAGTCAGTACTTCGTATTCTCTCAAGCCTGCTATATTATCAAAATAATTGCTATTAACGAATACATTATGCCAAGCTCCATAATCAATCTTATCCGTACCAACCAACCATTGAATGAATCAGAATTTTTTACTGATTACCCAAGAGTAGTGTTCGTAAAAATATGATTTACGTGTGAAGTATCACGTCTCAGGAATATACTTAGTATATTCAGACGCCCCATTTTCTAATCTGTACTCATTGAGAAGTTGTAGTAGTTTTTCCATCTTGTAGGTATAAAAATAAATAAAACTGATCTAAATCTTCATAAACACAAGCCATATTGTAGCTCCATTCCTTCAGCTCCTCGTCCCAAAGAGTGGAGTATATTCTATAGCCTTGAGGACTTCATGGAGCTTAACTTGGCACTCGTTCCGCTTAAAGACTAGAGTTCCATACGGCTCAAGCACTCTCATACACTCTCTGAATCACTGCTTCAGATCATCCGGCCAAGTGTCCTTATTCAGTTTCCCATATTTACCCCTAAGCCGAGATTTTTCCCCTGCATGCACTAAGTGCGGGGGGTCGAAGACTACAAGCTTATAAGAATTGTCAGCTCTTGGTATGTTCCTGAAGTCGGCCACAAAGTCTGGATCCACCTCAAAGTTAGGTCTCGCAGGAATGAATCAAGCTTCTTCTTTCCTTATGTCCATATACTCAGCTAGTGGATTATTCTTATCTCGCCGAAAGGTGCGGCCACCACAGCAGACATCTAGTATTTTTTTCATTCTGATATTAAATCTAAATCTCCAGAGGGAGAGCTTTAGGCTCTCACGGCATTCTGCCTTCCTCTGTATACAGGAGGAGCGTCCTCCTCCGAAATAGACTAACCTTAGTATGCTCTCAAAGTGAGACGCCTGTCGTTAGCCTAGAATCGCAACAAGCGGGAATCGAACCTCGCACCTCAGGATAATGGATCCTGCCTCTACCGTTAGAGATATTGTCGCACACCTAGTCTAAAAGGACTAGGTAAAAATAATACAAATCTACAAAAGTAGAAATCTAGAATTGAGCAGAGGGCGAGGATTTGCACCTCGCATAAGGGCTGATTCCTCAGGCACTATCTCCCCTTGTAGTTATGCGTTACCCAAAAGCGTCTACCTATTCCGCCACCTCTGCATATCTCCTCATTAGAGGAGAAAGTCTGATTATGAAGCTCTCTTGCGATTACATATATCTGACCTATTGTTCAGATTATTCGTAGTCTTAGAGTGTCTAATCCTGCACTTTGTGTGCTTCTTGTTTTTGAGTTTTGGAACTCATTTTTTATTCAGCATTTTAAGTCTTTTTAAAATAAAAATAAAGTTTAATACTTGCCCATCAAGGGCATCTTACCCAGCAGAACTTCATAACTGCTAGATGAGTTGCCCCTGATAGGGGGACTTATTCATCAGAAATGCTAGCATTCATCTTCGCGATAATATCTTTAACATTCGCTTTCTCTCCTTTTACGATTCAATCTACTTCTTCGGTAATAACATCAAAATCTCCTTTGATTTCAGGTTTTACATATTGTTCCTTACCGATTCTCTGGTTGTAATCGTTGTTAATATCACTAATCGCAGGAGTAAAACAGTCTTCAATCTCTTTTGAATAAGGATTATCTGCTAAGAATTTGTCTTTAATTTCTAACACTTTCCGAGATTTTGAGCTTCATTCAAGATAGAATGGATAATTCTCAAGACTAAAGACCATCTCTGCGATTTTCTCCTTATTCTGCACAAAGTAGAGGGCGGTTTCTTTCGTTATATCTACCTTGAAAGCGGTTGTCTCTCAGAGATTTTTAACCTCAATGACATAGACTGAAAAGATAGTAGGAGCTGGAAGATTAAGAATCCTTCTCTTTTCTTTCTCTATCGCTTCCTTAATCTCTATCTCCATTTTCTTTCCTGCTTCCTCAGTGAAAAGTCCTTTACTGATTTGTTCAGCGTAATTAGAGCGGACAATACTCTCTATCTTCCCCTTATCGAGTTTAGGTCTTTTCAGAGTAATAAAGTGTTCTGGAGAAATGGTATTGACTGCATCAGACACAAACTCCAAAGTAAATTTGCTTTTGTCTTGTGTTAGTTTTCTGAAGTATAGTTTCATTGTAAAATCTATAAAAAATAAAATCCTACTTTCTCTTAGTAATCTGCTCTAAAATTCCTTGGAGTCCTCACAAGAGAACATCAAGATCAGATTTCGGGTCATTTATTCCAAGGACTTTTGCCTTTATCTCTCTGATAAGAGCATTAACCGTGAACTCTCTAGCCTCTTTAGTTGATCACTTAAGTTTATTAAGAATATTCGCAATAGCGTCAGAGAGTCCTTGAACGATCGCCATAGAGATATCTGCTGAGCTTCATTCAGCTTTGATTTGGACATCAAATTCTCTCATCGCTGGAGAGGTAATTTTTATTGTTAATTCCATTCTTCTAAAAACATAATAAATAAAATTTTACTTCTCATCTCGGATTTTCCGAATGAGATATATGTAAATAACCAAGAATACTAAGGCTATAAGCATTCAGTGTGTCATCACTTAGATTACATGCTAAAATCCTTTTTTAGGTGCATCTTGACTATATTTATATACTCGTTAATCACTGCAGTTCTATTCTGCAGGAGCTCAATTTTTGTCTTGAGTACACTCAAATCTAAATCTTGCTGATAGAACTCTTGTCTGATCACTGCTTCTGCGGTACTTTCGGTGTATTTTTTCTTATTATTGTCATCAAGCTCCGCTTTGAGCTCAATCATCCTCTGACCTTTTTTGGTGTCGTTAGCTTGTTTCTGTTCCTGATAAGAACTACGAAGTTCGGTGATACAATCAGCCATCTCTTCCCAGAGCATCACCCAATTAAAAAGATCTTGCTCTCAGAGCTGGAGTCATTTGAGTTTCAGAATTTCGTGTCTCTCTAAGAGAGCGTCAATTTTAGTTGTGTCCATTTGGTAATACATTAGTGATAAAGTTTGCTATTTATGTCATTTTCCTCAATTTTCTCTATCTCCAGTTCTTCTCAGCTTTTACCAAGCTCATAAGCCTTTTTGATAAAATCAGCAATTTTATAGCAATCACTATAATCTCTTCAGAGCGTAGCATCTTCGCTCTCTCCATCTAAGAAGCTCATTTTATTTCAGTCAAATTTAATGAGCAATATTGCTCTATCTTCTGTATCATCGTATCATGATACGACCGTAAGTTTTGCCATATTTATAATAATATTAAAGGGTAAAATTATTCTTCGTCAATATCATCATCTTCGTCATCCTCTGCTATCTCTTCATCGTACAAAAGGTCTCAAGTATAAATTTTACTTCAGCACTCGTTGCACTCAAATTCTTCTTGTTCTACATCTGTTGCCATAATCATTGGCTCTTCATCATCGCCGATCAAAAAGCACGTACGATTCTTCATGAGTTCTCAGCATTTTGGACATTCCATTGCAATTATTAAAGTCTTCATTCTATAGGGTATTAAGGGTAAAATTCTGGGTTATTCCTCCCACTCTTGCTGGCTAATCCAGTGAGGAGGATTCTGCATCTTGCGGAGTTTTCTATGGAGTTCCTCTCTCCTCTCAGCGAGAGAGGAGGAAGTCTCCTCTCTACAAGGGCATAAAGGGATCATTCCCATCAAATAACGCCTCGAGATTAACAGCTTGTGCTTCTTCAATCGCTTTCTGATTAGTAAATTCTGCCTTCCCTAGTGCTATTATGTTATATGTAGTATCAAGCTTTTCCCCTGATCTTGTAATCTTAAGATCGTATTCCTTAGGGTCTCCGAAATCCTCATCTCTCGCAAGAGCAAGAAGTTGTTCTTTAAGAGATTTTTGAGTAATCTCCATCACTTGAATTCTCTCCTCATCGTAGTTATACACTACAAAAGCCCAAAACTCCTTAGCTTTTTTCCCATCTTTAGAGTCTGCAGGAACTCAGCTATAAGCGATTCTACTCCTATTTGGCTTGTTATCGTTTGAGAAATATTCCCAACCGATAATTGGAGAAGTAAGAATTCTGATTTTTGTTGTTCCGTTTTGGAGTTTTGTATACTTTCCTCCTTCTGTTTTTGGTAATTCGTAGTTGTTTGGTAATCGTGTCATTGTAATATTTGGTAATAAATTAAAAACTAAGATAGTAAGTATTATTTTTGAGTTTTTTTATATTCTTCTAGGCAAATTTGTTGTTCTGATTCGCTAAAGCTTCTGTATTCTTCGATTCCTTTTACTCAGAATTTTTGTAGAAAGAATCTAAATTTTGGGCTGTTTTCTATGGCTTGTTTTTCATCTGGTGTCATTCTTAAATAGATAGGAATTAAAGACTTTCTGTATATATTTCATAAGGTTCATTATTGTAAACATAACCAAATATGTGGTATCCTCATCAGTTTCAGTATTCATCATAACCATAATCTCAGTCCTCAAATTTTTCTATAATCTTATCTTCTTTGAGTTTATCTAGGAGCTTCTGAGTATTCGTCCTTTGGCTTTCTAAATCTTTGATCTTCTGTTCTAGTTTTGAGTAATTGTTTTTCATTTTTCTCAGTTCTTCATTCTCTGATCTGAGTTGGTTTACTTCTTCAATGAGTTTCTCTTGTTGCATGGTTACTAGTTGCATAACTTCTGATCGGATTTTCTCTTTTTGCTTTCTTATTTCTTCCATTAGAGTTTGTTAGAGGTTAAATAGGTAGTTCAGGTAAATCTTGGTATCTTCTCCACAAACTCCTCAAAGAGTTCTGGAGTCTTAGATTTGCTCACGAGTATTCCTCAGGCAAAGCCGTTTCCTACTTTAGTTCCGTAAGTATAAGGGATTGCAATATGGAGAATTTCATCAAGCTCTCAAGTTCTAGGATGTCTCAAGGTCTTTCTACTAATTATTTTATATTTTACATCTTTCCGCTCAGACTCTGAAATCTTATGTTCATCAATGAAGGCTGATTTATTATTCTTCATCTCTCAAAGGATTCTATTTTTCTCCTTTTCTGCTATAATCTTTCTCCTAGGCTCAAAAAACATTTGGATAAACTGCTCATGAAGTTCTGTCTTTGGTAAGGTAAAGAATCTCATAATCTTCTTTCCATAGCCTTTAAGTTCTCCTTTGATTTCTTGGAATCATTCATACCCAACCGCAATCATATCCTCAATAAACTTTCTCAGTTCTGCTTGTTCTTCATCAGAAATTGTAGGTTTAAGTTTTGATAAGTCTTGCATAAGTCTAGTATAAATCATTTAAATCTGGCTTTTTACCTGAGTCTCAGGTATCATAATCATCATCCCATCTCCCATCATTAAGCCGGCCTTGAGCTCGCTTGATATAGCTTTTTTCAGTTTTTTTATGTTTAATCTCCAAGGTATACTCTCAGGCTTTTTTAATGATTAGATTTGGATCATTCCCTCATTTAAGAGCTTCTGTCCAAGCTTTGAAAGCTTTTTGTTTACCCTTTTTTAGAGGATAGGCTTTCCAGAATTCCTCAAATTCAGAAGAATATCAGTTTTTTTTTGTTTTATTTTTATTATTTATTTTATTTTTATTTACTTCTTCGTTAGAAGAAGTTATAGAATCATTATCATCTACATTAACACTATCACTTACACTATCACTATCATATACAGGGGGGCTTGAGGTTTCTTTTCCACCCTTAAGGTTTTTTTCTAAACCTCAAGGTTTTTGTGAGTTTCACCAATCCTTATTTGGTCTTCATCACTTTTTACCTCATTCAATTCTTTTTTGTAGTGTCTCAGAATATTTTTGATCATCTTTTGTTCGTTCTGCTATCATGATAGATAGAAGCATAGAAACTAAAGGATCAAGATTCTCAGGTAGTGTGAGAGTAGATTGATAGCTAAAGATAGCATCCAGCAGTTGTGCTTTCTGCTCAGTATTCAGGAGATTGATTTGTTCCCGATACTTCTTTCTGACTATAAAGCTTTCTTTCATTTTCTTACTTTGAAGAAAATAAAAGCTTCTCTAGTCTTTTTTTATTCTCACGACTCAACGAGCAAATGATCCCGCTAGGAATAATTACTGCATACCAACCCATGGGTGTGAAGAGCGCTAGCAAAAAAATTGATATAGAGAAAATTATTCAAAGCGGTCTCATTTTCGCCAAGTATAGAGAATAAAGAGTTTGTGAATGCTCAATAGTTCCAGAGGGAGATTTTATGCCAGAGCCAACCCCTATCCTCAGAACAAGGTTTAGAAAAAACCAATATTAAGAATCCACTAAGCCGAAAAGCCCCACGACAGGCTACAAGACCGTTGTTGGTCTTGCCGTTGATACCTAGTAGATTGTTAATACTGGTTCTCAGTATGTTTGTTCGTGTGTTTATTCGTTATCAACTAGGCATTAGTTAACAAGAATCAAATACACAAACCTTTATTCTGCAATACTCATAGCAACAAACAAAAAAAGGTCCGTTGCCTGAAGAACAACGAACCTATATATATTATTATATAGTTTACTATAAGTGGTGGGCATAGCTGGACTTGAACCAGCGACCAAAAGATTATGAGTCTTCTGC